TGGGTCCTCTTGTGTTCGCAGGAAATAAACGAGTCGGTGCGCCAGGTAAACCGTGTTGTCAATGCAGACCATATAGAAGCCTGTCACCTTGTTCATGCGTCCAGCCTGAGTCCCAGCTTTGTTGCACGCTTTGTCGACCACCCACTCCAAACCACTGGGATATCGATCCGAAAGTTTGATCAGCTCTTGAACGCGCCAGAGGGGCGGCATGGGCTTGCGGTTGCGAGACACGGCCTGTGAGTTGAGTGTTCTGAGATTTTACGGCGAACCAGCCGTGGTGTCCAGTGCAGCAGAAAACTAAGAATCAAATAGGATTATTCTATATATAACTTAAATGACGCAGCTTGATCAAAGTGTACGTACTTTATTTCTCTTCACCTTCTCCGGATCTGTCAAAACTTACAGTACTTACCTAAAGTGTCATTTGTCTATAGGGGGGATATAGCGGGGTCTGATTCTTAGTTCTTATGCACCGCACTTTAGTCTCAACCTGAGACTCTTTCCATAAAAAAAGGGGCCGCCGAAGCGACCCACCTGCATCTACCCCCATCAACCAGGGTCATTTTCGCCCGTAGTCGTCACTCTTGCGCGTGATGTCCTCTTCGTACAAAAGGGATCCCCTCTGGACCTCAATCAATTTGAGTGTGGACTCTCCGGCCTCCAGGCGATGCCACTCACCTTTGGTGATATAGGCTGTGACACCGGGGGTAGCGGGGAAGCTTTCGTCACCGACAGTGATGGTTCCAGACCCTCCCACGACAACCCAGTGTTCCTCTCGGTGCTCATGCTTCTGGAGACTGAGCCGTTGGTTAGGCTCCACCACCAGCAGCTTTACCTGGTACTGAGCACCCGTAAGGATGGTCTCAAACCAGCCCCACGGCCTGGTCTCCGAGTAAGTCATGCCGTAACCTCTGCCAGTTCTTTGTCGGCAGCCTTGGCACTTTTCTTCTTACGCTTGCTTGTCTTAATTTGAGGCTCATCGACCTTCGTCAAGACCTCCTGGAACACATCGTTGAAGTCAGATGCGACCGTATCCCAGTTGAAGCAAGGATCCGTGGCGCGTTCGTAGCACTTCTGCGCCACTTCATCGAGCTTGTCGCGGTTTTCGTAAAGGTCTGTAAGGATGCTTGCCAGATGGTTGTCATCCGGGCAGGGCATGATGCGACCGAAGTTGGTGTCCACATCTGCATGGAGGTTGCGAATCAAAGGACCGCAGCCTTCAAAGATTTCTTTACAGGATGTGTGATCGGGTACCACCTGAGCCACACGGCAGGCAGCGTGTTCAAAGTTGACCAGACCCCAGCCTTCCCCTTTACACGTATTAACACCTACGTCAGCAACGTTATAAATGGTGTTAAGTAGCTCCACGTCCACCGAGGGGCCATGAGGAGTAGGCGTCGTCATGATGATGCGATTGTTGGGATCCAGCCCTTGACGCGTCATCTCCCGGTGGAAGAGAGGCATGATGTCCCATCCCTGGTCCTTTTGCCCCATATGCAGGTAGAGCTTGGCGTCAGGTTTATCGACTGCAAATTTGGCAAATGCAGAAATCGTTAGGTCAATCCGTTTACGGAATTGATTCCTATTCCCATTAAACACGATGAAATCATCTGGATCCAGATTAAGTTGCTTACGGCACTCAACCTTATCCTTTGGATAGAACTGACCAGCTGTCACACCATGTGGAATCACCCAGATTGGTTTATCAACCCCAGCCTTGAGCGTTTCTTCTGCACCGAATTTGGTATAGCAGACAGCTGCGTCCCATTCGTGCATGGTCTCAGTTAGGCAGCCATACCACCCATAGGAGTCCATGGGGTAGTAGCCCACAAATTTAAATCCAATTTCCGCCTTAAGGTCCTTGATTTGATTCCACTGGTTGTTGATAATCCAACAGTCGTTGATCGTGAAGATCACATCGGGCCGAATACGTTCAGTTACCTCGCGAATCCGAGATTCACCAAAGGGCTGGTTTTGGTACATATTGGCGGCAGGGTACATGAAGTACTCCTTTTGCAGAGGCGTGTAATCCCCGTGCCAATTGCAACCCAGCACATGAATTTCATACCGATCTTTTAGTCGGCTCAGTACATTTTCGGTAACACGCGCAAAGCCAGTGGTTGCAACAATGTCACCCACCCACAGTAATTTGGGTTTATTTTCAGCCATTTAATTAGTTATTGACTGAAAATAGTATACGAATTATTGAGGAGTTATAGAACGAACAAGCTCTTTTTCCTCAGATTGTTTCGCTTTTAACTTCATCTTGAGAAATTCTGCTGCCTTGTGGGTGTTGGTCGTATCTCCACAGGTGTAGAGATCAATAGCTGCATAGCCTTCACAGGGCCATGTATGAATAGATGCGTGTGATTCCGCCAACAAAGCCAGAAGTGTTACCCCTTGCGGCTGAAACTTCTCACCAAAAACTCGCAGGATGTTAGCCCCTGCCATATTGAGCGCTACTTGCAGTAGCCGCTCAAGCTCATCGTAATCGTCGAGGAGTTCTTGATCACACTCATAGAGATCAAGAATCAGGTGCCGCCCGTTGCTCACAGTTCGTTTGCTACCTCTTCCATTGTCGCATTGGATGCCTTATCAATTACATCCCCATAGAACGTCCGCCATTCTTCTTTGTTCAAACCCACTTCAACCAGGGATGGATACTGTTCATACTTCGGGCTGGATGCCCGCAGTGCGATGTTGACCACACGCATGCCACGACTGTTCTTGAACTGATAGACATTCAGCTTCAGCTGGTGAACACACACGTCCATCAACAGGGATTCAAAACGGCTGCGACCCAGGATGTTGCTGTTGGAGCCACGGGAAAACTCACAGTAGCTGGCGTATAACCACTTATCCCAGTTGATGTACAGGTTTGAGACACCACCAGGTGCGTGTTTAGCCAGGCCCACCGGAGATGAAATACCTGGATCAAAGACAACACAGTGTTGCATCCAATCCAATATCTGGTTGGATTTCAGGATCTGTTCCTTGTGATGCTTGGCAAAGAAGTCAACCTTTTCATTGGTCTCCATCAGGTATTCCCGCATCTCAGCTTCCGTCATATCCAACACCCAGTTCACCAGTCCTGGCAACAGAGCAGCAAATTCACCAAAGGGACGACCGTGGTCATCCATATCAATGAGGGTGCGTTGCTCAGCAGAACTACCAGTGAACGGTTTATCGAATGGAATGGTGAGACGACGACGTGCTAAACCAGAAGTCGGGTCGGTGGTTTGGATGGGTTCGTTGGCCGTGATCATGACCAGACCATTGAACTTAAACGGCTTCTGACTCCCAGCCTGGAACTTGCGTTCATTACGGATCAGGTCACGACCGGTGATTGCCTTTAGTACGGAGACCGAACCGCCGTAACGTTCCACATCATTAAAGAGCAGAAGTTTTTTCTTATAGAGATTGGCGGTTTCAAATCGGTTCTTTTCCAGATGCTCCAACGAGGAGATCATTGCATTGTCATCACCCACCAGCGCATGGGCCAGGTTGCTGTAGGTGGATTTACCAGATTTACCAGGGCCAACAATCTCAACGAACTTCTGGATATCAGAGTGGCTTAGCAGTACTGCCCGCAACCAAGCCCTCAACACCTGGACCCTCCCCCAGCTGTCATTCTGTGTGGACTTCAGCCATTTGATGATGGGCTCACAGTTTGCATACGGATCATATTCGTACGGAAGTTGCTGGGTAATGTGCAGCTCCCGATTGAATGGCATCAACTCCCTGGTCTCAACATTCAAGATGCCGTTGGTAAACAACAGGTATTCATTACCTTCATACCAATCATCAAAAATAGTTGAAATCCTCAATTGCTCCATTAAGTCGGAGATGAGATTCATGGAGTAACCACTGTGCAGCAAACCATCCTTGATGGAATCCAGACGTCCTTTGATGTCGCCCTTGACTTCGTATTCCGATAGTTGCGACCACAGCCCCTTGCGTTGATATTGATACATGAAGAATGCGCCATGCGATTGGCTGTAGCGCAGATTCCCCTGGTAATCCTGCAGCAAGATTCCAGCAATGACATCAGAGGATGGATTGCGTGTTTTTTGTTCTTTGCCGTTACGACCCCTTGCCGCCTTAACTTTCCATCCGCCTTGAATTACAGGCTGCTCTTCAGTATCCGCACTTTCTACGGAAGTCAAACCCAAGTCTTCTTCTAATTCTGTTAATAGTTTTGCAACGTGATCGAGCATGGCATCATCTACATTCATTGATTTGTGGTTTTGAGAAGGTTCCCAACCGTTCTCCTTGGCGACATGGACGAGGGAGCCGATGCCACGGCCACCACCTTTGGAGAAGGAACGCCAGCGCCTGTGGCATTCACCTTCTTGGTATTTATCCGACTGACGTGACCATTCATCCCATTGATCGAGCAGTGATTCATCCAAGGAATGGAGCGATTGCCCGACCATGATCCAGATGTCGTAATCATCTGTTGCTTCTGGTGGCATACCCCACATTGCCTCCAGTGCCAACTGCATATCCCTTTCCAAGGAGACTTCAGCGTTGATGGCAAAGGATGGGCCGATGATGCGGGTGGTTTCCTTGGCGGGAACACCCTGTTTGACATTCTTTTGAATGATGGCATTCAGCAGCCAATCCGGAAACTCAGGCAGTTCCTGGATCCACTCAAACCCCTGGTCAGAAGCCGTGAAGTATCCTTCCGTTTCTGGATGGAGTCCCATCAGCACCCCTTGGTGCCGCTTCCAGAGGATTTCTAGTTTTTCCTTTTCTCCTTCCGCGTGCCAGGTGTATTTATTACGAACGAGATGTTTGTGTTGATCGCGGGAAAGGCGATACAATTTCCGCTCTCGACCCTCTTTACCACTAAGGATGGTCAGCGTGTCCGGCAGTGCCTCATCAAACGGTAGTTCCGACAGCGACTCAATGAGTGCGTAGACGGTTGGTCCATCGACATCAACCCAGATCAAACCATAGGGGTGGTTGTAGACCGGGCCACCAAGCAGGCCAACTGCTTTGCAGCGACCCGACAACATTTCATTTTCTATCTCTTGCGGACTAAGTGGTTTATTTTGCCATCCGGCAATGTATGGATCTTTGTTTGGACCCAGAGGAGTCAGGGGCCAATCGATGGGGATGTAGTCGAGCCGAATTTCACCGGGCTTGAGAGCTTGCTGGTTGGTATTGGTCATGCCTGGTTGCTCGGTCGAACTTCTACTTTAAAGTTTTTATCCGCAAAACTCGCCTCTTTCAATAGCCAAAAAGCGTGAAGATGCATGTCAGTGGGAAGCAGAAAACAGTCCCCATCCGCCGCACTCATCATGCGACTCATGAGGCTACTTATCCACTCACCTGTACAGACGTTGATGTCCATGGTGAGGGCTTGACTTGTCGGTCTCTTTATCCTACGGCGACCAATCCAGACGATCCATTACGAGTTTCTGGAAATTAGTAAGTCTCATTAGACTTATCCAGAGGATCAATCTTTTCGAATTGTTTCATTAGCCTCTGATACACCAGCAGAGCATCCTCTTTTGTTACCACAGCTGTCTGGCAGGCCACATCCCAGGCATGCCGCTTCCGATTCTCTAGTTTGCTCATCTTTGTACCAAGGTGCTGTCAGTTGAATGGCTCCACCCAGTTTTTGCGATTCACCTGTTTGGAGCACCGGATCAATCGGATGCTCTGTGTAGATTGGCTTGTTTTGTTTTTCAAGCTCAATCTCCGCCTGGATCCGATTATCCAACTCGATCATATCAAGCCTGGCCTTTAGTTTTGCCTCAAACCAAATACGTTTCCACCATTTAATTAAGGCATCAATGATATCTTTAAATAATGAAGAGAACATAGCCTTGCTTCGATATAATTATTTTATACATTTAGTCTTGAAGTTACACTAAATGAAATCGCGTCCAAACCCTGCCCGAGCAGCTGGAAATCGACCAGTTGCTAAAGCCGCACCCAAGGCCCAAGCTCCAAAGCAAGCTAATCGTGCCGCAAAGCCAGCACCCAAAGCTCAAGCAGCAGCACCTGCCCAAAAATCCGTTGCCCCTGGAACTAACAGGCCGACTAAACAGGCACCTGCAAAGACGGCGTCAAAAGCAGCTCCTTCTCCCCGTCAAAAACCAGCCTCTCGGAAGCCTGCTGTAACTCCTCGTCAAGCAAAACGACCAGTTGCACCGACTGCTCCAGCCCCACAAACCGCTGGCCCAACTCCCAGGCCGACTCCAGCGCCAACACCTGGCTTTAATCCTGGCATTGGTTTAGGTACAACCCCAAATATTGGTATTGCCGGTAACCCTGGTTACCCAGGTCGCCTTTTTATGTGATTTTTAAATAAGATCAGGATCGTAGACGTTACAGTTCTCAATTTGCGAATAGTATTTAGCTATGATCCTGGTCTTTTAAATATTTAATTAGTCCTTCTAGTTTTTTAATATCATCATTAACATGTCCTAAAGCAAGATTGCATTTGTGGCAAAGCAAACCACGTATTTTATTTGTTTTATGACAGTGATCAATATAGAATCTTGTCCTTCCAGGAGCACCTGGTTCAGTTGAATTGCATCCAGAATTTGCGCAACATCCATTCTGGTTATCTAACATTTTCTTGTAAGTTTTATAATCAACCCCATACTTACGTTGAACGCGAAGCTCGTTCTGACATGTCTTGCAATATGTACACAGACTTTTTGTTCCGTTCTTTTTGATATAACCAGACCAGCCAAAGCAATCTAATTTTTTGTTTTCATTACAGCGTATGCAAAGCTTAGATGAGATCGGGGTCATAAACTCCACAGTTCTCAATTTGCGAATAGTACTCTGCAACCAAGGCGAACCAATCTTCTCGCAATGAATCTAGAAATCGCCTGGAGATCTTAAAGACTTGAGTGCGAACAGGCGTTGATACCAAGATGGCAGCCTGTTGCACTTTCATCCCAAGGGTCTGTTCGATAGCTATATCGTAAGCCGCGAGTTGTTTGCAAGTCTTTTTAAATTTAAGGTGACCCCCCAAGAGATCCCGCCATTCAGGCGACCCCTTCTCCAGATCCTTGGGCCACTTGCGACTATACGGCTTAACACTGGTCTTTAAGTCGGCCAGCGTTAGTTTGTTATTGGCAACAGCAATAATATCAGGAGCACCAGCCCAAGCACGCCCTTCGTCATCGCAACCCCAGACGCGAGCAACGTCATCAGCGCCAATAGTAAAATCAAATTTATCCAGAACAGGGGACTCTGCCCAGAGAACTTCCTGGAACTGATCCAAGATCTTTGGCATCCCCGCCCAAAAGTCCGCATATTCTTCTTTGATTTCTGGATTTTTATTTCCTTTAAGGTACTGTTCCATTCCATAGTGGATGGCCGTACCGCGTTCTGCTGCAGCTTCTTTGACACCTGGATTATTTTTCGACCACATTTCAAGCTTCCGTTTATTTGCTTCGGAAGCTGTTTCGCTGATGATTGTGGTTACGGACGGTGCAGGTCCAGTTGGTAACGGAGTTGTATAGTGGCGCCTTCCGTTAAGTGTTATCCTGGCTGCGGTCCGATTGATCGACCGCATAACTTCTGGTTGCTCATCCTTGGCTTTAATCCAAGGATCCTCGTTATTTAGTTTAGCAACCATTAACAGGTTTTGTATATTACCTATAATTTAGCAGATTAAAAACTAAGAATGGAAGATTTCAAGCTCGTAGTAATGACGATTTTGTTCGCTATGCTGATTACAGCACTGATTGAGCTGGTCCCCCATTGGATCCGTTAACCAAAACACGGCTTTTCATCCAGGGTTGGTGGTCCTGCATGAGTGTATTGATGCAGATTCTGTGGAACTGCATTAAGGTGAACTGGTTTTGGATCGTGGCATGGTGTGTAACATTAGCCGTTTTTATTACTGTAGTCCTGACATTGACGTAAAAACGTTCATTCGCCTGGAAGAGAACAGCAGAAACGGTGTCGCCTTTGACGATATTGAAACTGTAGAGGCGGATGCTTTTGAGGCAAAGCTCCTGGAAGAACAGGAGCCTTACCTGCGTGTTGACCTTTAGACGGTTGCCAGATCGTAGGTGATCATCTCTTTGACCATGTCTTCAAAGGAGATGTGAGGCTCCCAACCCAACTCCCCATAAGCCTTGGTGCAATCACCCAAGAGGGTATCGACTTCAGCCGGACGATAGAACTGTGGGTTAATACTGATAATCGTTTTATCTAGCGTCTTACTAAAACCAGTTTCCTCAACGCCTTCACCACGCCATTCCAATCCAAGGTTTAAATAGTCCGCAGCAATCTCACAGAATTGCCGAACGCTATGCTGCATGCCCGTTGCGATCACATAATCCTTAGGCGTTTCTTGCTGCAGGATTAGGCGCATGGCATCCACATAGTCTTTGGCGTGGCCCCAGTCTCGTTTGGCCTCTAGATTTCCCAACTCAAGCACCGGGATTTTGTGGCGCATGACACCAACTAATCCCTTGGTGATCTTCTTAGTTACAAAATTATCACCCCGGATTGGGCTCTCATGGTTAAAGAGGATCCCGTTGGCGGCAAACAGGTCGTAGCTCTCGCGATAATTAACGGTCAACCAATAGCCAAACAGTTTGGCCACCCCATACGGACTCCTGGGATAGAAACCCGTCTCTTCATTTTGAGGAAACGACTGCACCTTCCCGAACATCTCGGAGGTTGACGCCTGATAAAACTTCGGCGACTTGGTTACAGCACGACATGCCTCTAAGACATTCATCACACCGATTGCGTTAGCCGATGCAGTACTAACGGGAGACTTAAAGCTGACGCCAACATGGCTTTGGGCAGCCAAATTGTATACCTCATCAGGAGCAAAGTCCTGAATAACCCTGGTCAAAGAAGGCGCATCAGTTAGATCCGAATATTCAACCGTCACATCCCTGGGGATTTGCCCACCAAAAACCCATTTAATTTTTTCAAGATGGTTGGGTTGGGTGTGGTTTCTTACGACGCCACAAACTTTGTAGCCATTATCGATCAGGTTACGCGCCAGATAGGAACCATCTTGGCCAGTGATTCCAGTGATCAGTGCTCTTTTCATTTGCAATATCTGCGTGGTTAAAGTATAACCATTAAAAAGATCACTGAGTCATGTCGCATACGGCGGTATTTGATTGGCCCCTCCAGAAAAATACGATTGGCTGGAAGGAGCGCCTGGCACTGACAAAATTTATTCTTACCTCTGATCGATTCACCAACGGTCCTGAGTGCCGTCAATTCGAAGAAGAATGGAGCCAATGGCAAGGCGTACCACATTCTCTGTATGTAGCCAACGGATCCGTTGCCAACTTCCTATTGCTTGATGCAGTACATGAATACTACTTCCCAGAGAAGGAACAGCTGACCATTTTTGCACCAGCCATCAACTGGGCAACCAACATCTCAACCTTCTGCCAGCAGCACCACAACGTTTATTTCTACGACATCGATTACGAAACCTACAGCCCCACCGTTGAATCGGCCAATCAACTCTCTGCCAAAGGCCTGGAGCCAGACGTTGTTTACTTGACGCACGTCCTTGGCATTTCCAATGACATGCAAAGGGTCAAAGAACTATGGCCCAATGCAATGATCATCGAAGATTGTTGTGAATCCCACGGTGCGCGTGACATCAAGAGCGGAGTCAAAGTCGGTACCACAGGCGTTGGCTCAACCTTTTCTTTCTACTTTGGTCACCACATGACAACCGTTGAAGGTGGCATGGTGTGTGTTAAGAATGAAGGGCTCTACAACCTATTGCGTGCCAAGCGATCTCACGGTTTATCACGGGAGATGATCCCGTCCTACCGAATTAAGCTTCAAGATCGATACCCCGATGTTGATCCAACCTTCCTGTTCCCAACTAAGGGATACAACTTCCGCAACGTAGAAACTGGCGCTGTCCTGGGACGCATTCAGCTGAAAAAGCTCGATACCTGGAACGAGCAGCGTGCCAAGAACTATGCGTTGTTCCGCAAGGAAATGTTAAAGCGTCCTTGGTTTGAAACCCTACCGAAGGCAAAGGGCAACAGTGCCATGACCCTACCGTTCCATTGCACAGATGAAACAATTGCCACTGAAGTCAAGAAGTTTCTCCAGTTGATCGGTATTGAGACGCGCCCGTTCTTGGTTGGCAATCTACTCCGGCAGCCCTTCATGGAGGACTATGAATCTGTCATTCCTCTTCCCAATAGTGAACGGATGCATACCAATTCTTTCTACATTGGCAATAACCACTTCATTAAAGAAGTTGATATCAAGAATCTTTCCAAGGTGCTTGACAAATGCGGATACTGATTTGCAGCATTATCCGAAACAGGGAGCCGTTCCTGTTTGGATGGAAGGATCAAATTTTATGTCTTAAGGACGAGAACCCAGGTATTACCTTTGATCTTTCCGTCTTTGAGAATGACTCTACCGATGGAACGGTTGAGTACCTACAAGAGGTTGAACCCGAGTTTAAAGAGGAACTGAACAAGGTCTGGATTCAAACCTGCAAAAAGGATTGGCCTTACTTCGGCTCAATTCGAGCCGAGGATCGGGTAAATTACCTGGCCACGGCACGCAACGAATGCTTGGAAAAAGCTGAGCAAGAAGTTGGTCTTCAGTATTACAACAAGGTTGTTTTTATTGAACCCGACGTTGATTACGACCCGAAACAAGTTAGTCAACTTTTTTGGGTGGATGACGATATTGCGTCGCCTTATAGCGTGCATCCTTTGAATGTACAAAGTCACCGCTGGATCTACGACAGCTGGGCAACCCGCATCAATCCAGAGGATGACATCTTTAAAGGCCCACGCATCTTTGAGATGCCGCCCCGCCTTGGTGTAGCATCAACCTTTAATTGTTTCTGCGTGTATCGCGTTAAACCATTTGCGGAGGGCGCACGGTTCTCCGGCGTTAACCCATTCACCAATTCCTGGGACTGCGATACCACAAATATCTGCTATGAGTTTGTAGAGCGCGGTTATGACAAGATTGGGCTTTACAATATTCTTCTAACCCACTTAGGAAACTAAGGCAAACCGTACTGTTTATTCAGGTTCTCCGTATTTGTAACCCATGGAAAAAATGCCAGAATACATCCAAGCGATACAAGAGGGCCAAGCCCTAGTCGCAAACCACAACAAACTTTTGGAAAGTTTATTGCTATCAAAGCAGGCCCATGACAACAACATTTATACTGACGAAACAACCAACGGAATCGCAAATGTCCCTTTCAACGCAGGTGAAGGAATCGGTAGCACAGGCGACGGCACACCTGCGTGATGCACTTGCGTTTGCCGCACGATCCGAACATCCCATCACGATCAGTTCATTGTCAGATCTTCTGATTCGTTGTGAATCACTAGAGCAAATGGATGAGATCATGCAGAAGTTTGGCTCATCCTCCAGCCGATCAGGTAACTTACCTTCCCAAAACTTTGGCAAAGAGTGAGCGGTACCGTATAACGGAGGAAGATCGCCTCCTCAAATATTTTGCCCAGCTGGAGCGGCTAATACCCAACCCTCCAGCTAATTGGGCTGTGAATGCTAAGCCATGTAAGTGGGCTAAAATATTAGAAGAACGTAAAAATAATCCTGATGTCTTAGGAGAACAACTACACGAAACCGGAGTTACGCGAGAGGATTAAAGATTGCGTGATGGCTGGTGATCGTGGGGGTAAAAAGGTCAGTAATTCTGTGCTATTGTAAGAAAAGCACAAACCAACCAATGCAAAAACTTTGCCGTAAATGCGGAACCAGAAAGCCGTATGAAAATTTTTACACTAAAGGATATAATTCAGCAGGCAACATAAAGAGAGATAGTGTTTGCAAAGATTGCAGATCTTTAGTCAATACTAGATGGAAAGTTTTGTATGGAGAAAGTGGTAAAAAACAATGTTCAAAATGCCTTAACTATTTAGATTGGGATTGTTTTAGACGAAGAAAACAAGATGGAAAATTTTATTTAAATTCTTCTTGCAAAGCTTGCACTAAAATAAACTGGGATAAATGGGTAAATAACAACAAAGAACATTATCAAAAAGTTAAAAAACAAGGGCAAGATTTATTACATCACAATCACAAGAAATACGAACGTAGAGGAATAACAAAAGAGCAATATGATGTTGTGTTTGAGACGCAAAGAGGCTTGTGTGCAATTTGCCAGAAACCCCCAAAGGATAAACAATCTTTAGCCATGGACCACAACCATCAAACTAATGAGTTTAGAGGTTTGTTGTGCAAAGAGTGCAATAGAGCCCTGGGTTTATTTGGTGATAATATAGATGTATTGACAAACGCAGTCACTTATCTTAAAGAGCGAGGAAGTTATGGCTGAAGACAAAAGCAAGTACACTAAACCAGACCTGCGTGAGCGTATTAAAAACAAAGTGATGCGTGAAGGCCGTGGGGGTAAGCCGGGAGAATGGTCGTAGCCGTAAGGCTAACTAATTATTTCGGCTAGAAAAGCACAGCTTGTGGCACAGGAATATAAAAGTGCAGGCGGTGGATATAAAGGAGGTAAAGGTGAGAAGCAGAAGTCTTTGGAGAAGTGGGGCAAGGAGAAATGGATGACGAAAGATGAATATGAAAAACGCGGCAAGGCTAAAGCTGCCGCCAAGAAATATAAAGAAAGCAAATAAAAGTCAAGTATTAGGAATACTGTTATGGCAGACAAAGCAATTCAAAAGGGATACACCAAGCGTTACCTACCAGAATCCGCCTGGGCCTCATTGTCCAAAGAAGAACGGCAGGAAACCGATCAAAAGAAACGCGAAGCTAGCCGCGAAGGAAAACAGTTTGTACCAAACACCCGAAAAGCAAAGCTTGCCGGACGTGCAGCCAGACGTTATCGCGATAGTAAATCGTGATATCCTGACAGATGGAGCAATACCGCTCTAGGGGTAATAGTCGAAACCCCTTCCACGTTACGAACGTGGGGCTCACCAGAGCGCGGAAGGAAGCTATGATCCCGGCATGATACACCGGGATTTTTTATGTCGTATCTTAATCACAACCTACCTACTTTTACGTGCTATATCCGTAATGAATTTTTATACAACCACAAGCAAGGCCATGGTGAAGTAACGCTATGTGACGTACATTCCGTGGCATCTTTAGAGAAACACGTCCCCTTGTTTGAAGTATTTTTGGAGAATGGTGTCAACTGGACCCGTCGCCCAATCCATGCGTTGTGTTGGAAACCAGATGCGCCAGTCCCCGCCTTAAACGAGTGCATGTGGTGGGACTGCTTCTCTCCCTACATTGATGTACAGGTGCGTTCGCGTCTTGCCAACTTACGTGCAGAGCTAATTAATTACAAAGGAGAACGCAATCAAGGTATCTACATGTTTACTTTGGATTGGTCTTGGGAATCTAAATCAACCCTTAATACTAACTTTAGTGAAACGCCTGAGCACAAGTGTGCGCACTTTTTCCGTATGGATAACGGAAATTTTTACGCGTACCCCAATAACAAAATCATCTGGTACGATGACGCCTGGCTGCGCAACAGGATTGGTAAGAACCCTGGCTACGAGATTGACTTGAATGAGTACAGTGTTGAAAATTCACGGATGCTTGAAACATCGGATCACTTTATGTATGACACAACGCCTTCGGCATGTGTATAATAATTGAGTTCCCGCTCTCTTTTGATCGGGCTCAGTTGGCCGCTGATGCGCCGGGGACCCACTTGGCAAGCGCGAAGGCCTGGGGTGACTCGCTAGGCAGATAGCCTAGAAGGAGAGCCAAGATAGAGGTCAGGTCCCTGTTGCGCCCAATGAGACGCATCACACCTGATCCATCTATACGGGGATTAGCGCAGTTTGGCAGCGCATCTGCTTTGGGAGCAGAGGGCCGCAGGTTCGAATCCTGCATCTCCGATCTACCAATTTAATTATGTGGAGACTCTGGGCAAAAGCATTGGGCGAGAAGGCGTCTCATCATAATCATGAAGCGGATAAAGTTGCTGCAATCCGTACAGTAATTTTTATCAGCTATTTACTGACAAACATGTTTATAGTTAGTGGAGTTATTCGACACTGGAATCAGTGCCCTGGGCCGACTCCAAAAAACGCATCAATAAGAATCGAGAGAAGCTTCTGAACTACAAGAAGACTCTGCAATGCAAGCAGTGTGGGATTGACGATCACCGTGTCTTAGAGTTTCACCACGTTGGTGATAAGGATAACAATATATCGGACATGGTGAACCACGGCTATGGCTGGAGCAGAGTAGAAGAAGAGATCAGTAAATGTATTCCGTTATGCTGCAACTGCCATAGACTTGAGCATTGGATTAGTTAATTAAGACCTCTTGCTTTTGTGGCACGTTCATAATCTTCTTTAATCTTTTGAAGACGTGGAAGCAACCTACTGTTTGGGTTTTCCCTTAGTTCTTGTTGATAATCTAAATCAGATTCAATAGCAAGTTGTTGAAGCCGCAAGTTTGGCACATCTTCAAAAACAGAGGGCGGCTTAGGAAGTGCTTCTTGAATTTGGTTTTGAATTGTTTGTCCAATCCCTATGGCTGCTTTACCAATAGGTGGTATTACAAAATCGTTAACACCTTCTTTAAAAGACTCTACACCTCGTTGATAAAGTAAATCAGGATACAAGAAACCTTGTGTGGCGTTGCCACCCATGTGAGTCGCAGACTCACCAAGCATTTTTTTTGTTACATCTGAAGCAAAACGTTCTGCATAATCTTCTTCTTTTGCATCAGATAGTGCAGTTGCCAGACCACCGGCTAACCGAAAAGGCGCGACTGTTTGAGCAAAAGGAGAGAGTTCACCACCAGTTAAACCTTTAATTACAGCAGCTGGGGCGTCCATTGCTTGCCCTAGGATACCTTCAAAGATAGGACGCGAACCAGCTCTACGGTTTTTATCTAAGTGACCAGCTTCATGAGCAAGCGTTGAAAGAGTGTTCAGATTGCCAGGTAAATAGATTTGATTTTTCAATGGGTTAGCATGGGCCGCACCAAGATAACCAAATCGTTCTCCCAAAATTGCAATTGGGTTGGTTTTGTTTACATTTCCTGTGATGCTTGCTGAGATGCCTAATTGCTTAAGCATTTCGGCCGCCTGTGGCGTTATTTGTCCTTTAGTATCAAGTGCAGGCGAAAGAGGATTTGCTCCAGCTATTCGGGTGTAAGGTCTTGGCGAAGAAAGTAATTGACTGCGTGGTTCAGCTAAAGCGCGTTGGAGTTTATTTGTTACAGGAGAAGCAGTACCACCACCTGGCAACCACCCGCCCAAGCGTTTATCAGCTTCTTTGTAACCAGAGGTTACTTGGTTAAGAAAACGTTGAAATAAATCCATTTTTACCTTGACCGTACTTTTATTTTACGTTATATTATTCGTAATTAAAACTTTCGTAATGCAAGAGAAAGTTTGTAGTCTTTGTCTTTTATCTAAACCCTTGACAGATTTTTACAAGGAATCAAGGGTTAAAGACGGAAGATCGCGAAGATGCAAAAAATGCCATGGGAAAGTAACGGAAAAATACAGAAAGAAAAATCCGGAACTTTATAGAAAGGCCAGCAAAAAACATTGGAATTCCTTGCATGATAAAAAGAAACATGCGAACTGGCTTAAGCGATATGGATTAACACATGAAAAGTATGTTGAAATGTTTGAACAACAGGATGGATGTTGCAAAATATGTACAAAAAAATGCTCATCTGGGATGAATTTATCTGTAGACCATTGTCATAAAACTGGCAAAATAAGAGGGCTGCTTTGCAAGAAATGCAACTCAGCCCTTGGTATGTTGAACGATGATATTGCGTTATTTAAATCCGCAATTATGTATCTTAAGAATTCCGAAGAGTAGCCTTTGTAAACCAAGCGGCTTTAAATGCTTGACCACAAAGATCTGCCATGTAATTTTGAATATCAATTGCACCAATACGTGCTGCAATTGGTTCTAGTTTTTTTGTTTTCATACCTAACTCTTCTAGGTTTTTGTAGTACACAGTAAGCATTTCTGTGTTTTTATAACTTGTCACATGCGTAATGCCAGGACCTGCATCGGCCAATCCGCGTGCACACATGGGCATTAAATAATCCATTGAACGAATAAATTCAGACAATGTATCAAACTGCTCTATATGAGCTTCGTATTGATCTTTTAAAAAAGCGTGAAGACCTAGGAAGTTAGAGCCTTCAATGTTTAAATGGATCAAGTGGGCTTGTGTCTGAAGTTCCTTGAGGTAGGAAGCCAGGGAGATGCACTGTTGAATGAAGGCCCCGACATCACCATTCTTTGAGCGGGCAGGACCCTTTGGCTTGGCCTGAGGTTCTGGCACCTCTTGAACCTGAGCAGGTGCAATGGGTTGAGCAGTTTGAGGACCAGGAGTATACATAGTTTTTTATCAGTAGTTCTATTGTAACGGTAACTAATTAAATAATTTCAAACCAAGAAAGATCAGCGTAAACCTTTGCACCACTAATCGTAGGCGCTGCAACAACAGTAAAGATGTCGCTGACACCAGCTTGGGTACGACCCAGCTGGAAGTTGAAATCTCGTACATCACTCAAGGACAGGGTGCCATCGGAAACAATGTAACCGCCAATGATATCTGTACCACCACTAACACCTGTGGCAGAAATGTCAAATTGAACATTACCGTTGTAATGGGTTTGCCAGTTGACGCCACTCAAGGTTGGGTTAAGCAACACGCGGTATTGAATAATGTCTGGCTTGTTGTTTTGTGTTTGCTCAAGCGCAACACTTAAATTTGCTGGGACAATGACACTATCTGTACGACCAGAGGCCATACGAATAGAAACTAATGGGTAAGTTACACCAGACGAAGTAAGTGTTTTAGGTGTTGTACTTGTAGCCATGTTGTAACGGCGAGTGAAACCTTCATAGCCACCCTCCGATGCAACAGTATTGCAAATCTGACGAGCAGTACCACTGATTGCAGTTACACCAAGATTTTCAATCTCTTGACGTAAAGGTAGTACAGCCGTTGTCATGTAAGTAGTGTTTTGCACGTTTTCGTTATGGAACGTATGTGCAACCACCATCGAACCGTCAACAACAAAACCAGCTCTTACATCGCCAACACCTAGCCATTCAATATCCATCCATAAAATATTTCCTTTGGTTGGATCAAGGGTACGGGCACTGGTTCCGTTACCGTCAAAGGTATCGGAGTTCCAGCCTGACTGAGCAACCCGTGTTTCGTTAACGCTGCCACTGACGTAGCTGCGCATAACCAAATAGTTTGTCGTACCACTTTGCTCAAAAAAGACACCGTTCTGTGTGCCAAAGTAACCAATGCGCTGACGACGGTTTGCTGTACCAGATGCAAAGGTAAACGAGTTCAAAGCAAGCAGTGATTTCCCTGGTTGATAAGGAAATACACGTTTAGTTTCTCTATAGATGTAATCACCAGATGCTGTAGTGACATTAAGGCTTAAAGTGCTTTCGTTTGCGTTAAATGTAGTTGTTGCACTGCCACCAGTTAATGTGGTCCACTTGTCGTTTTCCTGGTACCGATGCTGGCTATCAAAGATTGTGTAAGGCTGTGATACACGCAACCGACCAAAAGCATCAGCGGCTGTAGTGCCAGCAGGGCTTATAGCAACAGGATAACCGCTAACCGTTGTGACTTCTAAGGGGCGCCCACTACAAGTCTGAACCTTTTCAACGTGATACAGGTGTGTATCAGTTGGGTCTCTGTAATTAGGCATGATGTGTTTACAGTTTTTATTATTCTAAGTTGAATAAGTTAATACAAAAAAGCAGTGACCTTGCGGCCACTGCAAAGTAAATATTTCAATGAATCAATTGTTGTTTACATTCTGTAACAGCTTGATTAGCTTTTGGTTTTCATCTGCATTCTTTTGGTAAAACTGCCAGTTGTCATAGACCACTTCAAGCAACACCTCAAAGAACTCATCACCAGAAAGAACATTGGTATCAACAAATTCACTGACGGTATCTGCCAGATATTCACGTAGCCGTTCTTTTGAACGTGCCTTGGATTCCTGGAAGAACATGGACGCTTTAGTGCTGCCACCACCAAGAAGTACGTCAGCTTCTGGTTTGAAGTTGTTTTTGATGTAGCTACTCATTTGCTCAGAAGACTCACGAGCAGTCTTTGCATCTTGAGGAGCAGGAGTTTTTAGTTTGCTTGGAAATTCATTAAAGGCTTCTTTGTAGATCTGATCAAGGTTTGCGGTGCTGTCCAAAATAAGTAGCAAGATCAGTAACAGCTTGATGATACCCCTCTAACCAGCCATCTGGTTTGGGATGTTTACATTTGGGATTATTTTGTTCTGTTACATAAGAGATGTAATTGATGTCAAGTTGCCTTAGTGCAGCTGTAGCAGATTGATCATCCATAAAAAAAGGGATGCTTTACTTTGGAGCATCCCCTCATTTTAAGTTGTAGTTCAGGTTACGTTATGCAGAAACGATGACTTCCTGACCTTCAAACTTGCCAGCTTCCAGGTCTGCAACAAATTGAAGGCGACGGAAGTATTCATCCCGGCAGTAGGGCGCTGCTTCGTTGATGGCAAATGCTTGCCACAGGCCGGTGTAAAAACCATCCTGCCTGCCAGAGCACTGGTACATGTGTTCCATGAAGTCAGCCTTCTTTTGTTCAGCTTTAACATCCCAGTTGACCAGCTGCTCTTTTAACCAAGGTGTATCAAAAGCACCAGCGGTTTTCAGTTTCTTGGCGAGGTCTTCAGTCATTGAAATTGATTGCTGTTACAGAAGTATAGACACCTTTGACGCTGGGACTGACTTCAAAGAGAAGATTGTCGAGATCTTCCTGAAGAGCTTCTGCAATTTCGTCGGCAGTTTTACCGCCAAAGGAATTGTATTCAACGTCCAGGTCAACCGCAAATGATACGGTTAACATTGGTACAGCAACCTTTTCCATTGAAAGAAATAAAGACCTAGTTACTGTAGCAGTATTTTAATTTTTACTGGCCAAGTAAACGCTCAAGCGAGTGAGCCTGATGCTCTTGGTAGTAACCAAGCCGTTGTTGAATTAAGTTGTAGTAATGGATTGCAGAATCTACCATTTCTTCTGCGTCCATAGATGCAGCAAGGTTTTCATTGGAAAGCATGGCTGCCGTCAAGATGACGACACCATGCTCGATCTTGGAACCAATGGTTGCAGACAGAGGAGTCCCATCGTTGGTAAATCCAGCAATCATTTTGTTCAACACTGAATCACCACCCATAAGACTCCTTGCATGTCTACTTATTGTATTGCAGCTTATTTATCTCCCCGTGCCGTGACATACCAATAAGCATGACGTGCATTCTGGTGGAACCGTTTGCCAGACAACAGCTTGAGCTTACGCTCTTCTAGCTCATCCAACTTGGATTCCTGGTAAGCAGGCAACTCCTTACCATCTTCACAGATCATGCTGATCTCAATGTCAATCATGTCGATCTGCATCTGGAAGTCATCCACCGATTGCTGGTGGCAGCACATCATGATATGTGCGTCTTCCAAATCAGTCGGCGGAGTCAGGTTCCGGTAGAAACTCTCCGTGATATTCGGGTGCTTGTGCTTCCATCCGCTTGGTAGAGAAGAGGCGGTTCTTTCGGATTGCATACTGTTGCTCGACTTTGACTCCTTGGGGGAGGTGTTCACCGTTTTGGTAAGCGTCACGGATGGCATCAAGGTTGGGGAGAGTTTCAAGTTTTGTTTTAGGTTCTGTTCTATCGGATAGAACTTCTCCTGACATTGAACGTACCACGATTCTTTTGGTTGTGGTGACTTCTTGCTCAATGCAGTATTTGGATCTTTCGTCAGTGTGCCAAAACTGCGGATCCGATGTGATCTCGACCGTAAGCTCCTTCTTCTTGGAGAGTACAAACTCATAGTTTCTGCCTTGTATTCGATTTGAGTCAAGCGGCAGTGCCCGCCGCAACCAGCTTAGTAAATTTCTCAGTTGGTTAAGCTGGCTCTCATGGTGGCGTTTGGCTTGGCTAATCAAGTCGCCTTCTTTTTTAATACGCTCCAGGGCATCCTCATGGGCAGCCATTGCGTAATAAACGCGATCAATCTTTTCGGACCGCAGGCTTGCACAAGCTTCCAGCTCAGCTTTTGCCAGTTCTTGGGACTCAGGAGTGAGAAGAGGAAGAGAGCGTTCCAGGGCACCATAGTGCTCGTAAAGCTTGATGATGTTTAGATCTTCAAGTTTAGTTTGAGTAATGTGCGCCATGATCAGATGGTGTTGAATTGAGTTTGGATTTTGTTGAGTAAGTAGGTGAGGGCCATGCCTGCGGCGGCCCACAAAAGATCTTTAACCACCGGAAGGACGGCAGCAAACAAAGATTCGAACATGAGTTGGAGTTGAGATAGGTTGGTCAGTTTTGCGTCATGACCAGGACGGCGACCCTGCAAGGTTTGTGCGTAGTCAGTCTACCGGAGCGTCCAGGCTCTCGACAATCCCATTCAAGCCACTGGTTGTGATGGTCACAAGGTTGGCAATGTAATCAGTCAGTGCATCCACCTTGGCACTGAGCGATTGGACTTCCGCCATCAGCTCTTCCCTAGTGGGAGTGATACCAAAGATTTCAACCGTTGCTTCTTTCAAAGCCTCGGGGTTGTTGGTGCGTTGGTAACGCCGGCAGTCATCATTGGTTGTGTACACAGCTTCCTGGTACAAGTCCAAAAGCGTTTTGAAGTCTGCATTACCAACACCTTCTGCAGACATAATGTTGCAGGTGTCTAGATAAAGCTTGGCAGAAACACGAATATTCTTGCGGAAAAATTCCGAGTATTCGTCAAAAGTTAAGCCGTAAGTGTCAATCGACATGAGAATCAAAAGCTTCGGTGTCAGTGTAAGCGGCACAAGCGTTCCGCAGTGCAGTCAAAATGAACTGTTCCTGACCTTCTGCACCTAAATAAGTCCAGTAGTCAAGGTCAGGATCGTTTTCATCCCACTCGATTTGGATGGTCATGGTGCCATCCGGTTCATCAATGCATTCAAGCTTCAGCTTTTCGATCCAACTCAGATTCGACATGGCCAATAAGAACGTTGATTGCGTAGTCTTCGTGGTGCATCTTAAGGTCAGCGGCTAGCTTGACAAGTTCCCAGTGGGTGTCTTCTGGGATCTCAAGGTCATAGCATTTGTCGCCAGGGATTGATGAAGTGCGTGGTTGCATAGCTAGTTGACGTGCGTATTCAAGAATGTCGTCTGTCATTTCTTGATGGCAGCTTTGAGTTGGGGTAATGCAATGCCAGGGAATGGTGCGTAACCCGCCTCCATCATATTGAAGAACAGATCCCAGGCATCGTTCTGTGTGAACACCTCCTTGGGTTTGTAGGTACGCCAGTGGGTCAACGGAGCCTGTGCACCAGATTTAGTGTGCAGTAAAACAAAACGCCCATCACTGGTGTGGTCCACTGGAGGTGCATACCACCAGGCAACACACTTATCAGGTGCACCACTGGGGCTGGCATTACGAACTTCTGTGCGTTTGCACAGCAGCTCACGGTACTTGTTGAACCAAGTCAGGTGGATGCACCAGGGCTTAAAGCCTTGGATCTC